AAAGCAATATCTTCAATGATGAGCCTGTTGCAGAGAAAATCCATGTCGTAGAGGCCCATGTCGTACTTGGCCATGACCACTTCCAGAAACTCATCATCAGAGAGGACCAAAGGTTCATCAAGCGCTGCTTGCATAACATCACCAGTAGAGGCAACGCCTTGGCGACTAAACCAAGTTAAGTCGTGCAACTTGATAGAACGGATTGAAACTCCCGTGGATCGGAAACGTGAAAGAAAGCGATCACGCATGTAGGGTATGTGACGAAATTCGTAGGCGTAAGACAGGGACTTCCCGGCCATGTACTCAGCATCACTGACATCAGAGTTACGATTCGCCCTAGCGTTAAAACGCATCAAGGCTTTGCCAATGAGTGGTACCATGACGTTCTGATCACCTGCCGGAACAAAAAACCTGGAAAGGAAAGTGAGGTCACAATAGAACCGCCGCTCGTGCGCCTTAAGCGTCATCCCAGCAGCGGAACAATGGTCCACCCACTTCTTCAAATTAATGCCTCCAGGTCCAACACCTGCCGCTATATCGTCACCTAGCACGGCTACACGAGTACCCTTGATCTTGTATTCGACACAATAAGAATACCACAGCACAAAATTCCAAACCGTGTTGCGGCCCGTGGTGTCCGTCCCACCCGTCCCCAATTGATGGGTAATGGTGGCGGTCAACCCATAAAGCAAGGACCGAACATCGAATGTGTGTGATAAACGTTTGTACAAACGGGTATACCATTTAGGCGCTCCACTAACACTTAACCAGTGTGCAAAGATTTCGTGAACACTCTTGAGTTGGCTCCGGTCATTTGCTGCGAAATCGCCTTCATAATACCGTGCGGACCTAGCCAGAAAATTGGCAATTTCTGGATCCTTCTTGGTATAAGCGAAGCAAATGCCCTCAACCTCAGGGCACGAAAACTCGTCTAACGCGCAATTTAGCCTCTTGTTAAATTCATCCTGAAGAGGGCCGGTGAGAACATTATATTCATCAGAACCGACATAGATAATGCGCGGAGCCCATGATGCGTCATTCCGTTTAAGGAGCACTTCACCTTTGACCATGAGAGACCTGGTCGAAAGAGTGCGGAAGTCGCAATCGTGGAGGCGAAGCAAAGCTTTATGCATTCTCTGTTGCTTTTCGACAGAAAACTTTGCCACCCAACGATCGAAAATATCTTGAGTCCAATCGAAGGGTTCTGACCTCGGGAAGACGAGGCGGGCCAAACCATTAGCCCGCTTCACAATTCTGGTGGCAACAACCTTGTCACTGGAAAAATTGCAACGTTTATTAAACGCGGAAAGCAACGACGACATGTCATTGCCAGTGACAACCGGTACTTGTTGAGCGAGTACTGGACCCAATTGATCAACAGGTGCGTAGACTGGAGCGTATAACTTGTCACACTCCTCCAATCTGAAGGGCACTTGAGGAACAAACTCACGCACAGGTACAAGGCGGAGGCGGGGTTCACCATTGAAGAGGTGATCACCTGCATCAACCGGAGCCAGATGTGG